GCAGTAAGCACACTAGCCAACGGTCATGAGCGGCGTCAGCCTGTGTACGAGCTACCAAAAGAGATGCATTCATTCACGATCACACTTGATCGCGATCAGTCTGCCGAATTTGTAAACAAGTTTACGGGCGATGATTTTGAGTCGTTTCAAGTTTTTGATCTACTCAATGATAAGCCAGCCATGACGCTGACTGACAACATCTTCAATACTGACACCTACTCACTAAAAGAATATAGCGTGCCTGATGTGTCGGTTTTTGAGAATGAATCTCAAGTTCTTTGTAAGTATGTAGATGGCATGTATTACAAATATAAAGTCGTGACAGCTCAGTCAATAAATTATGAGAATGATACTGTTAGCATAAGCTTCAATAGTGATTCTCCTCCCTCGGAGATGATGATCATACAGCCTGTTGACGCATTCATTCGCGGCGTAAATTTCAGGCGAATGACAGATTATTATCATGATGCTCAAATCAACCTTGAATTGACAACAAATAGATCAATAAATATTGCAGACCCGGAACTATTTGACGGATATCCATTATTCAAAATGAAGCACAACTGGACCAGTGATCCGACGCTAAACATTCAGCCGGTGTATGATGATTTTGATAGCGATCAGGGTGTGCTTACACGCTCAAAGATACATCAAGCAACGCAGATTCATGGGCACTCATACACGCTAAAGGATCAGGATATTCATAACTTGATCGGTTTATTTCACTATTGCAAAGGCTCTCACCTCTCGTTTCTTGCTGAAGATGAATCTGACATGATTATCCTTGATAACAACCAGACTGATATACAAAACGCTATTGTTGTCAATAATAATAAAAGCTTCATAAAGCAAAAAGAGTATATATACGCTATCAAAATCTATTTCACTGACGGCACTTTTGTTATCAAAACAGTTGACGATATTGTCAAGGTTGGTGATAAAGTCAACATCCTGATAAGTAATCAGGAGATTTATGACTATACTCATATTCATAAAGTGAAGCCTTTGTATTTCACCAGATTTTACGGTGACATAATCCAAGTCGAGTGGAGGTCTGATTCGGTAGCGCACGTAAAGTGTGCCTTCAAGCTCCTTAAAGAATAATCAAGAATTGTTATCAATTAGCAAAGGATTGCTATGTATGAACTTTATAAGTTTGAGATGGGTGGTAGTGTTATCGCTCGCTACACATCTCGAAATTTAAAACATAAGCAGAATGAGATGGTCGGTGGTGTAACCCAGAGCTACACGTATGAACCCATCTCCATAAATCGATCAGATATAACTGTTGATTCCACTCTGTCATCAGGTGATGTCGATCTCGAAGTCAAGAAAGGCAATGAGATCGCTCAGTTGTTTAAGCAGCAAGCGCCTGAAGAACGCATCTTTGTAACAATCACGAAGATCGTAAACGATGTACCAGTCGTGATCTTTAGGGGTGTTGTGTCAGGTGTCGAATTCAGCTTACGTAGAGCTACGATAAAGTGCGTCGATATTCTGTATGACGTGGATAAACAGGCGCTTAGATACGGCTACCAGTACCAGTGCAATCACAATATTTACGAGTCTTATCGTACAGGATCGACAGGCGGCTGCGGTCTTTTGTTCTCAAATTTTGCGACCAGCGTAACCCTCACTGATGTGCAAAATGGCGGTCGCAAGTTGTATTCAAATGCATTTATAACTGAGAATGATTCTTATGTGGGTGGTGTGATTCAGGTCGGTGGTCGGCGGATAAACGTGATCAATCACGATAACGTGAACGGCTTCATTGAGCTGTATGAGCCGATGAATGTAATTGCGAGCAATAACATTATGATCGCACCCGGATGCAAAAACTTGCCCGATGGATGCAAGGCTTTGAGCGTTCAAAATTATCAGGATCGCTTTCTTGGCTTTACGCAAATCCCGACAAAAAACCCTTACTATGAGCTTTAAGAATATATGACAAGGATGTCAAGAACATGTGGGCTTTCTTTATAAAAGTTGCATTATCAATACTATCATTCATAGAGTCAGCTTTACTTGCTGCAAAACAAAAAGGACCGGAAGCTCAGGGAATTGATGAGCTATCAATGCCGACCGCCGAAGATCGGCCAATAAGTTATTTTGCAGGTCGTGTAAAAAACAAGGGGCCGAATTGCATTTATTACGGCAACCTTAAAACAAAACCAATAAAGCAGGCGTTTAAAATTTTTGGCATCAAGATCACGGAAACCGTTATCGGCCATGAATATTTTTTGGATTTTATGTACGGAATAGGATACGAACAAAAACAGCATTCTGGCGAGTATGTAAAAATAGAGAACGTCTGGTATGACGGAGAATTGATAGCAACTGGTGACTTTACATCCACTAACACAAAATTTGGCGACGTATCCAGAAGTATTCCAAATGATAAAGAGTTGCAATTGGATACGTATGACCTGCCGGGGTTGTCAAAATTATGGTTTGATAACTTTAAGATATCTGAAAATACACTTGCTATCAAAAAGCTTGATGTCGAGCAATCGCGATATCCGCAGCCGTTTCAGTTTGGTTTCGGTATCACTGACACTGATCAGATCAATTATCTAAATTCAATTTCCAAGATCGGGGTTGAAGCCAACCCAGCTTTCATCATTGCCGATTTACTAATGTGCTACGAGCAGGGCGCAGGCGTCGACCACTCCAAGATTATCGTTGACGATCTGATCTCAATGGCACAAACGCTATATGACGAAGGGTTCGGTCTGTCAATCAAAATCGACAACCGCACAAGCGTAAAGCAGATTATAGAGAATATCCTGACGCATGTTGACGGGTTTATTCGTTACGATGAATCAGGCCGCATTGGCTTCAAGCTTATGCGCGATAATGCTGATCTCGGCAACCTATTTACTATCGATGAAAGCAATACTGTTAGTGTTTCAGGGCTTGCTCGCAATTCAGTTGAAAGCAAAGTGAGGGAGGTCAAGGTAAGCTTTAAGGATCGCGACTCGGAGTACACCGACCGCACTGTCAGCGCCGCAAATATTGGTATAACGTCAGGGATTATAAAAGAGCTGAACTTTCCGTTTGTGCGGGATCGAGGGCTTGCGCAGCGTATTGCAAACCGGGAGTTGATGCGCCTGAGCTATCAGTCAGCTGCACTCGCGGTCGAGATGCCAATAGCATCAATTCATGATGTGAATGTTGGGCAAGTTGTAAAATTTACGAACGCTGACTACGGCATCAACCAGCAAATTTACCGCATCCATAAGATCAATTATGGTAAGCAGTCGTCATCAACGATGACGGTTCACCTGATCCAAAACTTCTCCAGCATCGATAAGAATGTTCAGGAGTTTAGAACAGACTGGCAACCGATCAACACATCGCTAACGGCTCCACAGAACGCCTTTATTTTTGAGCTTCCGCCAGCGTTCACTGAATCAAATGAATACACTGAAGCCGTCGCATTGGTTGCAAGGCCGGATTCCATAAGTTTTGGTTTTGAGAACAATTCTCAACAGGCTTCTTACGTTTCCTCTTTTGTGCTCAATGAGGATTTGAGCGCAACGGCTGGAAGTGTGCAGGTAACGCAGGAAGATAATCAGGATGTAGACCTGAGCGATATTGGCGGTCGTCTGGCAGTGATTGCATCAGGCACGTACGGACAATACGAGATCGTTTCCGTCAGCTCTATAAGCGGGAATACTATGTACCTGAAGCGTGGGCTTTTGCACTCAATACCGGGCGAGCATGAAGCCGGTACACGCGTTTTCATGATGGATTCTTGGCTCAAGGTGGCCGAGCTTACGTCATCAGCTCAATCGAGCATTAGCGAGCAAGTGCGTGGCTACAACCTAACCAAGAAAACTGACTTTGTAACCATATCAGGGCAGGCTCAGGGAATTCATGCCACGCCGTATCCAGTTCAAAAGCTGACCGCTCAGTACGTTATCGATGAAGCGGCTGGTGATCGGGTTGTTATCAAGTTTGCGCATCTCGATTTCCGCAGTCGCGATAATGCGACCGTGCTTTTGACCGGCGCGACATCCCAGACCCTTTATAGTGCTGATCATGTGTTTGATATTGTTATCAAAGATAGTGCGGGTGTTGATATATATTCTGGTGAGTTTGATGTCAATGATATTGAGATCAATCTGAGCGAGATGAGCGTGGCGGTAGTGGGCGGCACAGTGCATGTGCGTGCAAAATTTGGGGATGTTTATTCGCTGCCGCTAGTTGCTAGTGTTTAACGCTTTTTACAATAAGTGTATTTTTTAGAGATGATGTGATGAATCAATGTTTTTAAAGTGTCCAGATGATCTTATTTATATATATAAAAGAAAGCATCTGGACAGTATCTGTAAACCAATTTTTAAACGACAAATATTCATACTACTCTTTAAAAAATACAATTATTTATAATTATGATATAAATAATGTCTTCATTTTGTCTATAATCACTTTATCAATCAATCATGTTTTAAAATCAAGGAAGGTTTTAAATGGCTACATCACGTTTTCATGTTACGCGGGAATTTACAAAGATTGCTTCAGATAACGAAGAGTTTTTGATCCAGAATCCGCTCACGCAGATTGTCCATATTACAAAGGTTGCCGCAGGCGAAACACCAGCAGCTGACGCCGCTTTTTACACGCTTGCACATAACGAAGCAATGGCCAGAGCACTTATCGGGCCGGGAGACGTATACGTAAAAGCTACCGCACCGACAACCCTGATTTTCGACGCATGGACTGAGGCTTGATAACAATGTTTACACTTACACAGTTAGCAGCTGCCGTTCGGCGCGGTAGTGAATCAGGCGTATCAGGTGTACAAGGCATGGTTGGCTGGAGGCCGGAAGGTGTGCCTAAGCCAATAAAGAATTATGTATATTACCCTGCCCTAGAAAATAATTTTTATCACAATGTCCAAGACCCTTTAAAGTCATTATCGTACTTTGATTTTTATGTCGAATTTTATGCTGGAACGCTTGATGTAGATTCGGTACAGAGGATTATTTATACAGCAAATGCATCGACTGGAGATTATGTCGAAGTTTTTTATATTAGCATAAACGCTAATGGCGAAACTTGCTTACACAGGTATAATGGATCAAGTTCGATTCCAACAATTATATATAATTTTGGTGTTCAAAAAAAATGCAAGTTCAAAATAACCGAAATTGATGGGCTTATAAATATTTTTAATGTTGATAATGATGGTGTGGAAATTTTTATATACAAATCGTCAAGGTATGTTGACGTCAATAAGTATTGCTTTCTAAATGTTTCATACAATACACAACCTTATTTTATAACGGATTTTTATAAAGTTGATAAAAATACAGGTGAAAAAATACAAATAAATTTTGATGACAATGACCCTCACTTCAACTGGATAAACTACATCGAACCAGACACTTTTGAATACAATCCATACACACAACAGTGGGAATCGCAAACCACTACACTAACAATACCGGAAAAAATCGACTTGTTTACAAGTAATGGCGATATTGCAAACAAGCCGTCCATTTATACATTTAGCACAACACATGCGCTTGGGCAGTATTTTAAAGTAAGTAATGCTGACCTGAGCGGTGACTTCAGTTTTATTGTTTACAATACTGATTTAAAACCATATACAACAATTTTTAAAGCGCACTCAGATGTGAATGAGCATGATTATTTATATTTAATGATCGAATATGATGGCTTGCTCAGATTTTATTGTAATCAACATGTAACAGATACATCACTTAGATCATGCAGGCTGGAAGTTGCTTATATCGATCCAGCTGATCAGGTTCGAAAAAAATATTATTACAAGAAAGGCGATAACATTGAGATAAAGAAAGAGGCTGGTCTGATTTACGTTTTTGTAAACAATGAGCAGATGATTTTTGAGTATCAAATAGATCAAGGTCAAACATATACACAATATGATTATATAAATATTGCTGCTTGCAACCCCGACACAAGCTCAGCAAGCGGCCCGATTGATTGCTCAGGCGCTTTTACTAATACATCCATTTTAAAATTCGACGACTATTTTGTTCAATGGTCTGTTTTTTTTGATAAGATAGAATTTGAACAATTAGGAAATACTTACACAACATATTTCGGCAGAACTGGTGAGCTAAATAAATATGATCAGCTAGGAAATCTTATTATTGAAGCAGTCAATATGACACCTGAAGACGTTATTGAATTCAAGAATATCCCATATACAAACGTTTACGAAAACGTTGATAAGAAAGAATTTATAAAAATTGACATTGAATAAAAAAGGACTTTTAAAATGTTGAACACAAAACTTTGCACCATTGCACACAAAGACACACCAGCAGCGCAGGCACTTCTTGAATTTTACCCACATGCAGCAATGCATGATGACAAGAATTACCTGTTTGTTGCAGCTATCGATGGGGACGCTGATCTCGTCATTGATCATAAGACCCCGCTTGAGCAGGTTGCCGATGCCCTTGTCGCCAAACAAGTAATACATGCTCCGCGTCACGTGCTTTTAAAATTGTTTGCAACGCCTTTTTATCAGCTATTTTGCGCAAAGTACGCCATTGAACAGACTGATGAAAATGGCGAACCTTATGTAAACAATGAGGAGCTTGCTAGATTTGCGAGCGATTACGCTAAAGTGTTTGGTCAGGATTTGCCAGATGGTATGACGCCAATGCAGGCGCGTGATCAGGTTTATTCATTATTTGCACAATAAAAAATATCTTTTTGAATAAACTTCACAAAAACCATCCATTTAAGCCTTAAAATGGATGGTTTTATTCATTTAGAATTTTACAACCAAAAAATAGCGTATATAATTTAAAACATGAAGCGAACAAACTTCGCGACATAATAAATAAATGGAGAAAAAAGGAACACGTTTTATGAAATGGAGATTTCATTATGTTCAACAAAATCAATGGAGATATAGATAACGCAATAATCCTGACTGCTAACACTGAAGCAAACGGAATTGTTATCAATCAAAATGAATTGCAGGACGCATACGCATATCACGCAGGATCATTCGATCTGCCAATCTTTATCGATCACTTATCTTTTGATGACAAAGAAGCCGTAGCTGAAGCATTACGCGCAGGCGCTGGTCTTGTTATCAATAATGAGTTAGTGACAGAGAAAGACTATCTGAGCCGCCTGAAGCTTATCCACACACATGTTACCGAACAGCGCTCACGCATCACATCATTTGCCGCCAAAAAGGCTGACAACTTCCAGCATTTCCAGCAGCTAGTTGAGCTTTTTAAAGTACGTGAAGAGCAGTTCAATCGTCGTGGCGACTACGCTAAGAGCGCGCTTGAGATGAATGACGCTGTTGTTATCAATACGTTTGCTGATGCAGCTGATCCGCGCCAGATCATCAAGGCCACGACAGGAACAGGAAAGACCGTCGAGAAGGTTCGACCAGCTATTGAAGCGGCAATCGCAAAAGGCGAGACTGTTGTTTACATCACGGTATCACGCGCCTTGGTTGAATCGATGAACGTTGATGGGCTGGTTGACTATCGTGAGCTGAAGCCTGGGATTGAATACAAAGCCTTGAAGACCTGTATTCACTCCATCCATAAACCGGTTATAGCTGAAGTCATCTCCAGAGCTGATGTAATCGTGATCGATGAGGCAGCTCAGTGCCTTCGCAACATCCTGACCGGCGATGTGCGCAACCGCGAGAAAGTCTGGGACGTATTCCAGAAGCATATCGCGAATTCTGGCAAGCGCCTGATCGCCGTTGATGCCGACTTCAATGATCTGCTGGCTGACCAGTTCGCTGGCTGCACGCGCTACGAGATGAAGGCCGACACTTACGCCGGTATCAGTGTTGATATTGTAGAGCCTGAGATTGCCTTCAAGGCCGTTATTGAAGCCAAGTCTGCATTGATAGCAACGGATTCAAAGCGCACAGCAAAACGTCTAGAAGCGGCCCTAAAAGGACGTAAAGTGCTGACCATTACTGGTGATACTGTTTTAGGTGAAGATCAGGCTGCGTTTATCCGCGATACCAGCCGTGCAAGCCTGTATGACTTCATTATTTACACCCCGGCAATCGGTTCAGGTGTATCCATAAACGAGTCATTCTTTGATCTGAACGCAGGAATTTTCACCGGCTCTGTATTGCCATCAGATGCTGTCCAGATGATCCGCCGTGACCGCACAGCAAGCCGCATCCTGTTAGGGCTTGGTGACAAGGTACACAAACCTAAAGCTATGACATACGGTGCGAGCGAGCTTGATCAGGCAATACGCAAATGCCTTGAAGTAGAAAATAAATTGAAGTCGTTTTTTAGGGCATCAATGATCGACACGCTGACCCATCTTGGCTTCAACGTGAACATCATCAAGAACGAAAAAGAGCAGGTAAAAGAAGCGAAATCGCTGGTACGCGCTGCTTCCAAAGTTCAGAAGCTTGATTATAACGAAGCGGTCATGAACGCTGATTACGCAAGCGCCAGTGAGTACGCTGAGTATCAGGCGTGTGGCCGTCTGGCAGATCAAGATCAGTTTTATCGAATCGAGAAATCGCGTGTCCTGAGCTACTGCAATGATGTTAGTGCAGAAACCCTGAAAGATTGGAATCAAGGCGCATTGGCTTCAAAGTTGGATAACTGGAAGCTTGCACACCAGTCGTTCACTGCTGATGAGGTTGCCCAGATCGAGCGCAAGAATGCTGGCCTGAGCGCACTGGATCGGAATCGTGATCATGTAAAGGCAGCTTGCTTGAGCATCCTGAAAGCGTTGGTAACAAGTGCGGAAGGGTTTGATAACAATAGTGCTCAAGTTGCAATCAAGCAGATGCTAAAGGCTGGATGGGCTGATAGTGGTTTGATTGAGATCGTTGAGACTAAGCAGGCGACACGATTGATCGGACGCCTCAGCCGCGAGCTGTTTGGTATTGGGGTTGAAGCCAAGAAAGTGATGGTTGACGGCAAAAGGGTGAATCGTTATTTCGCGAAGGATGCTGATGTTCAATTGCTGGCTAAGTATTTTGTAATCGATGATGAATACATTGTTGTCAACAACGATGTATCTTTTAAAGGTGGTGAGATAGAGTTGGCAGAGTTGGATATATAAAATGAATGGCGCTGGCATATATTGTCAGCGCTTTTTTATTTACATTTGTTCATCATCTCATCCTTTAAAAAATACATAAATAGTGAAAACATCCATTTTATGCGATAAATGGATACTTTTATATAAAATAACTTGAAAAAAAGCTGATATTATTATTGCAACATGCAAAACATGGTATATACTTGTAAATATAAGATGAACGTTATTCAGTGATTTAAAATAAATAAAGGACTATCATGAAAGGCAAATTTGAAAACAATGAATTGCACGACTTAGTAAATAAATACCAGCTTTATAATCGTAACGGCGGTTATAGCACACGCTTCATTGCTCAATCATTATTTATTACAGAGCGTGGTGCACATTATATATTGTCAGGTGAGCACGAATTTAAAGCTAAGCATAAAAAATTGCTTGAAGTAGCAATAGCGGAAGCTGGCTTGGAAGCATATACAGCATAATTATGATGCGCGTGACATCAATAAAATCACTCAAAACAAACTAAATAAATTGAGGAAAGTGAAAATGCTTTACGAATATGAAGAAATGATTTATGAAATAAGCGGATGGAAGGAATGGAGATCAAGAATGGAATTACGCAGGCGCATAGAGCGGAATTGCAGAAATTTAAATCGAGAAATTGTCGTTCAGGTGATTCATCAGGACTCAATGAAAGAGAAAAGTCTCGGGCATCATTGCTGGATAGATTACAAATTCTAAGCGTTGACTGGAAAATCCATAATCACAATGCGATGATTGAATATTGGAAATTGAATGAAGTGTCAATAAAACATAAAATTTTAAAACCGTTTAAAAAGTTATATCAAGCACTAACAAATATATCCATAAAAGTAAAAGACGGGCAAGGCGATTTTGAATCAGCATTTGAGCGATTTTTATTCACACAAGGCCCACTAAAGAATATTGAATACAATACAAAACAAGAAAAAATAAGATATATTAGAGAGCAAGCATGCTGCGACAACTCGCGCAAAAAGACTGATCATGCAACAAACGGCGAACATAATTATTATCCAGACGCTATTATAATTGATGACAACTTCAGAAAATTATATATAGAAGTGAAAGCGTGCTGTAATGGTTTTGATGACTACGGCTTAAAGTATAAAAATTTGCATGATCAGGGTTATCAAGTTTTTATAATTCTCGCTCAACACGATCTTGAAATCCCCAATCCTCACACATACCCATTTTATTCATACACACACGAAGAATTTTTCAATCGTAATTGCATCCCATTCATTCATGTTGATCGACTGGAACAATATGAGCAGATGAAAGGGTCAGAGGTCACTGACGCTGATCTATTCACACTTTATAACTACATAAAGTCGCGCCAGATGAAAGATAAAAAAGACAAAGAGAATAAGACGAATTCAGATCGTCAGGGCGCAATAGATATTTTCCATGAACTTTATAACGTGTGATAAACAAAATGCCAATAATATAAACAAGCCCGGTTCATCGCCGGGTTTCTTGTCTATACTCATCTTATATAAATTCAGGTTTTTTTGGTAACAATATGATTGCATGGCATTTGGAAGATCAAAATATAGCAACAAATGGACAGAAGTTGATGGCATAAAATTTCAGTCGAAACTTGAAGCTGATCGATACATCATTTTAAAGCAGTATGAATCAGAAGGCGTTATTCAAGGTTTAGAGCTTCAGCGCTCATTTAAGTTTGAAAACAACGGCGTCAAAATCTGTGATTATCGTGCCGATTTTGTTTACAAATATAAAGGGCGCGAGATAGTTGAAGATGCCAAGGGGCAGTTGACTGACGTATTCAAGCTCAAAAGAAAGATGATGAAATCCATCGGGATTGATATTTACATATCCACCAGCAAAACCCTGCTTGATCTTCCTGCCTGATTGTTCTCAATAAATAAGTTTTGATAACGGAAAGGATTCTGTATGTCAAAAGAAAACACACCCGGTTTACCGAACATTACGAAGTCTAAAAAAGACCTTATCGTGCAAGCGGCTGTGCTGAATCCTAAGAAAAGGATTATCGCAAATCATGCAGGCGTATCAACTCAGACGCTATATAACTGGGAAAAGTATTATAACGAAGTTGTAATCAAGAAGATCGACGAAGGCGAGAAGTTGTGCTCAAAGGAGAAGATGCTTCATGAGATGTATTCAGAGATCGATAAGGCACGCGTTGAGATGCTTGATCGAATTCGTCATTGCTACGACTTCTCTATAAAGCGCGGTGACTGGAAAGCCGCTGAATCATTCCTGAAAATATTCTATAGAGAGTTTTTCGATGAACATGAGGAGTATGAAGAATCTAATCCAGCAAACATGATGGCTATACCTGTCATGGAGGGTGGTGACTTCATGACGTTTGTTATGCAGCAGCAAAACAATCTCCGTAAATCCGTCTTTAAAGAAAAGGACGGAGAGGATGGCGGAGAGTAAGTATGCTTGGGAGCCAATTCCTTATTCATCTCAAATACCATTCATACTGAGCGGACAGCCACAAAATCTAGTTCAAGAGGTTTTGTATCATGGCGGTCGAGGCTTTGGTAAGTCAGAGTGTTTGGTAGCAGCATATTTACAACACGTCGGTAATGGTTGGGGTGTTTCATGGACAGGTGTAATACTAAGACGTGAAATAAAATCTCTGAAAGACCTTATAAAAAAATCAATGCGAATTGTTCGCGCAGCTTTTCCAGATGCTGTGTTCAACAAGTCTGAGCGCAGCTGGACATTCAAAACAGGTGAAAAGCTATTCTTTGATTTTTGTAAAAATCTTGATGATTATGAAGAAAAGCTTCATGGTCAGGAGTTTCAATTCATCGGGTTTGATGAGCTTACAACGTGGCCAGATGATAAAGTTTATGAAGCAATGAGATCACTGCTTCGCCACGCTTACACACCAAATAAAAAACAGCCATTACCACCACCATTACAAATAAGAGCAACAACAAACCCGTATGGGAAAGGTAAAGGCTGGGTAAAAGATAAGTTTATAGATGTAACGCCTGTCGGCGTACCAACATTCTATAAAGGATATATGCACAGGATGCATATATACGGCTCAGTGTACGAAAATAAATATATCGTTGAAAATGACCCAAAATACATAGATTGGCTTGAAGGTCTTGCTGATCCAGTTGTAAAAGCTGCTTGGCTTTACGGTGATTGGCACAGTGTGGATTATTCAGCAATCTTTGGCGGTATGTGGTCAGATTATCTGGAAATTGAACCATTTGATATACCGGCAAACTGGAAAGTAAATAGATCGTTTGACCACGGTACTTCATCACCATTTGCCGTCCTCTGGCATGCTGAGGCAAATGGGGAGGAGGTTGTTCTAAAAGACGGTTCAACATTCTGTCCTCCAGCTGGATCACTTATTGTAGTCGCTGAAGATTACGGGACACCGGTTGACGATAAAGGTAATCAAATCAAGCGAAATGAGGGTTTGCATCTATCAGGTCGAGAGATAGCCAGAAGAATTCTGAAGAAGGAAGAGGCTTTAAAAAAAGGAATTTTAAAAAATTGCAATATACGCCCCGGCCCCGGTGACAATAGCATCATAAGGGATGAAAGGGTAAATCAGGCTGAAATGCCATCAACAAGAAGGGAAATGGAAGCTGAGGGTGTGAAGTGGGAGGCGCCGCATAAGACGGGTGGGTCCAGAACTGAAAGTGCACAACTGATGATTGAACGATTGAGCGCAACGCGTGCTCAAGACCCAGAAAGACCTCATATCTACTTTTTCAAAACATGTAGATTCTGTCTCAAATTCCTTCCAGAGATGCATAGAGACGACAACGAGCCTGACACAGTTGCGAAAGGTCCAGATGACCACATTTGGGATGCGCTTGCTTACAGACTTACACAAGGTAAGAAGAGGGTTATGAAGTCATTTACTCAGTCTGTGACAGGACGCCGATACTAATTTACCAAGTTTTTTGATATCAAGGATGATATTCATGAAAATAAACGAAAGAAGTGAGTTATTTAACGCAAGGTTTACTCAGAGAGCTTTGGTTCGTGCTCTTCAAGAAGGGACGGAGGGCATGATTGCTGGCAATTTTTTGATAAAAGAGTTAGCGGAAGAGGATGAGGAATTTAAGCAAAAGCAGCAATATGCAGTCCTTACAAATTATACAGACGAGTTCGTAAATACTTTGGTTGGTAGGGCTACGCGAAAGAAGTCATCTTTTGAAGTTGATGAAGAACGACACAATGAAAAACTTCAGGAGTTTCTGGATAATATAACACTTGATAATGAAAGTATTCACGACCTTATTCGCAACATGCTTGAAATTGGTATCTGGAACGGTTACGCGGCAATACTGGTTGATAAAGATAGGTTGACAGGAACACCGTATATAAACCTAATTCATCCAGACTCAATATTAGGAATCGACCATGATGAAAATGGTGATATGGTCTTATTCAGGGTCATTGAGTACGTAAATAAGCGCATTGACAGAATTGAATTTAAGACTGTTGAGAGAGTGAGACTGTTTGAAAAAATTGATAACAAATGGATTTGGGAGCTTTACGAGCAAGACACTGAAAAACAAGATGAATTCAATCTGATAGATTCAGGCGATTTCGGTACGGATTATCTCCCACTATATTGCTTTTATGCAGGCGCTAAGGCTGGTTTGTTTGACGCAAAGCCTGTTGTCAAAACACTATCGGAACTGAATAAATCTCATTTCAATATACGCACAAATATGCTCAATTCATCACGGTACACAGCTAACCCGATACTGTTCGGTAAGCATGAAGCGGATGAAAGTGGAGAGTTTCCAATGAAGCTAAGGATTGGAGCGAGTCAGATGGTTGCAGCAACTGATGAAACCGCTGATCTCCGTTATGTCGAGCACACAGGCGCTGCGACAGGATCACTCAGAGATATCCTTATTGATCTGAAGGAAGAAATGGTACATACAGGCATCGATTTCCTTGCGATCAATCGCTCTTTGACTGCAACCGGAGCAACGCTATCAGCCGAAGGGAATAACTCTAAATTGAGCGCAATAGTGAGCAATCTGGCTTCATGCCTTGATGCAGCATTGACAGCAATGTTCGATATGATCGGTATTGAAGCAAAAGTGAAGACGATCATGAACACTGACTTCGGCGCACACGTAACAGCTGAACAGATCAATGCGCTTATTGAATTGAGAAGGCTTGGTGATATCAGTCACGAGTTCTTCATGCGCGAGCTTAAGCGATACGGTCTGCTTGATCCAAGCTTTGATCTTCTTGAAAACAAAGAACAGCTTGAGCAATCGCCTTTTTCATAATTGCTACTTTTTTTTGAAATCAATAGGCCCGGAAAATTCCGGGCTTTTTTTTATTATAAAATGAACAACGTTCTATTTATTGTCTATAATAAGTGTGTAAGTAATTTAAATGTTTTGAACTCAAAGGGGGTTGGATTATGGATGATTATGAATACTATGAAGAGTGTAGTACTAAGATTTACCATGTTGTAAAAATTGATGACTTTTATTATAAAATATTAGGTAGAATTTCGGGTCATGGTTTTGGAATATGTATTTTTAAAAGCATTGATAACAAAAATTATGTTGACGCGTTCGGTGAGTTTCATTTTAGTATAACTGATGAAGGTATTGCAAGATATATTGATTATTTTGAATTTGACGGACTTAGTGAGTGTAATATTGAAAAGATGAAAATGTCTTTATATATTTTTTATGACATGCATGCTGATATAGTTGGAAACATTATTGGCGTTCAGGATAAAGATATTGAATTCAATTGAGATTGTTATCAATGAATAGGCCGGGGAATCCCCGGCTTTTTTTTGTTATCAAGGAGGTGTGATGTCCGGTTCTTGTGTGTCTTTAAGATGTTTGAAAACAAAGGGTTGTGAGGATATGCACTGAATTCATGGCCGGTTTGATGTCCGGTTCTTTGGTTGTTGTTATCAATCATTTTGGGTATTTTTTAAAGGAGTGGTGATGGTTTGCATTATTATTTTATATAAAGTAAACACACATATCCGCATCATCAGTTTAAAAAGTTTTAAAGTCGAAAGGTACTATTACTCAACTTTTTACGCACGTTATCCAAACTGTCCAGATGATTTCTATATATATATATAAGAGACATCTGGACACCTATATTTTTTTTGCCAACTCATCTCACCACTTTAAAAAATACCTTTATTGTCATTTTTGATCACATGGGTTGCGTGATAAAATGAAGAATGTTCTTCAAATTGTGCTATAAAAGGATTTGTTTACAATGTCAAGAGATAACAAGTCAATGATTGATCTGGTCAAAAAAGCACTTGAACACAACGGCTTTGAGTACAATGTTTACATCGACCACCCACATGAAGCTGACGGCATTGAGATAGGCACGTATATGCCAAACGGCGATTATATTGGCGATGGTTTTGTATTCAACGATGATGAAATCGAAACAACGCACACGACCCGCGATAAGGGCGAAAATCACGCCAGCCGTGAATTGGCAAGGTATCTGCACTGGCTAATAACTGACGAATTTGGCTTCAATGATTATCCAAAAATGGAAGACGATATTGATCACAATCTGCGTCAGATAGCATTATCTCTCTATCTATCAGAACTCGCTAATCAGTAATTTCTTGTATTCAATAAAACAATTTTAAATATCTTGCATAAAACCATCCATTTAAGTCACTAAATGGATGGTTTTACTGAAGATCGTTCTTTTATTTGTTTACAAGCGTACTATAATAATAAATGTAAGCAGCGCGAATTGCTTACAATAAAATCAAATGGAGTTTTTATATGAAAGGAAATGAAAATGAATACATTATATATTTTGAATACAAATATGGAATTGGTTGCAATAGCTACTGTAAGCGATGAGCAGCTTCAGGATTTGAATCTTGATGCTTCAATAAGTCTGTTCGGCTCACGCGGTGTTCAACTTCATGGTGATTTTTACGCGTATACAGATGAAGAGTTTGATTACGGCGCAAGTGATGGACATCCGTATTACTTTGCCACAGCCACAAACGCCGCTCTGAATGAATTTAGTGTTATCGCTATCTGATTGTTATCAAAGTGTTGCGCCAGCCGCTGGTTGGCGTCTTGAAGCCAAAAGAATAATGGATGGAGTTTTGCAAATGGAGAATTGCAATGAGTACAATTTTAAAACCTTACAGCATTGGGTCAGCATTTAACGCAAATATTGAAAATGGAGAATACACAGATTTTGATAACTTAGTTGATAAGCTAAAATTGACTGAGCATTTGCGCACAAATAATAAAAAAGCGATGCGCTTACTGTTTCCGTGTAACTTTACCGGCACGAAAAAAACCTTGGAAAACGTTGGTGATTTTGGCGCGATCTTTTTGGATATTGATAACCACAAAGCTGAAGGCCAGTTCAGTTTTGATGACGCTAAACGCTTGATAACAAGCCTAGGTTTGAGCGCAATTATTTATACAACGTTTAGTCATAATTTTGAGATCAATCGTTTTCGAATCATAATCCCGAGCGCACATAAAATCCGCGTTGATCGATACATACAAATTCAAAAATGGTTCTACAAATTGATCTCAAATGATGATGCGTTTGACCACAGTACCATTCGCAATCCTGTTCTTGGTTTTTTTGCGCCTTCTTGCTCACTTGATTCCGTTGACCACAAATTGATCAGAATTGACGGCAACGATTTTCGGTGGACTGACTTTGATGACAAGATCATCGAGGCTGCGGAATGGTACGACTTTACGCACAATCGCGAAGCGTATATGGCACAGCAGAAGCTTGAGAATGCCAAGAGTGGCAAGGCAAAACTGGAATGCGTTGATGCCAAGGTTTCTGGTTGTGCTGGTGGCGAATTGATAACAATGGAGATGCATAGGCGTGATCGACTACTGAAGGTGCTTGGTGGTGAATTCAGGAGCGGGCAGACGGATGAGGAGTATGTTGCACAGAGGCTGATTGACTACGACTTTACATACCATCGCGGGGCGGAATACGGCGGGCCTTACTTTACTGATTACGCAAAGCGCCCGGAGTTTGCGCGTTACGAGCCTATCGATCTTGCGCGTGAGCTGGTTGCTCGTGAGTTTGCGAGGATGGAAAAGAAGTATGATCGAGAGAATTTGAGAACCAGAAACCGGATTTGGGACTGGTAATCATTCTCATTGATAAGTGTATTTTTTAAAGAGGTGGTGTGTTGGTACTCTCATCATCTCTAAAAGATACAGATATTTCATCCATTTGACGGCAAAAATGGATACTTTATATCAAATATACCATGTTTAGGGATTGACTATTTCAAAACATGGTATATAATATGAACATAGATCGGAACAATATTCATAATAGATTTTCAAGGAGAGAAGATATGAACGTAAAAAACACGAACACAGCTTACTTGGTGCCAAACACCCTTAAGCTTGATGTCAAAAAACCTGCATCATGGGACGCTAAAAACTTTGAGCAGGTGAACGGTCTAATTGGCTGGCAACTCATTGTTATCAAGGGCATTTTTGCATTCAAGCTTGAGCGCGAGAACGTGGTTTACGTGCGTGAATTCAAGTGCGAATTTCATCGAGGCAGACTACGAGTTCATCCAGAAACCTTGAATGATTTTGAATACATTGACTTCAAAGGTTTCGCGAAAGTCGTTCAAGACGAGATGAATCGTCATGGAATGATGGAAGAGTTTGCAGCAATTTGCGATGAGCTTGAAAACAAGTATATCAATTTTGATAACAAAAATGGAGGTGCACTATGAGCCGAGGTCCACTTCCCGATAATTTAAAATTTAGCGGCGAAATTGTAAAGGCTTATGCCTGCATGGCTAAAAGCGGTAATTATTATTTACAGATAGAAATCAATCTTACAAATACAGCACATAAAGGTCGCCACTTATTTCAACGCTTCATGATAACAAGTACGAAAGCATCCGAAAAAATGAGCCTTTTGCATTATGAAGCCATGATTAGATCGGCGGGTATAATTGAAGGCGAACCGCCGCGAAAGCCTAAAAACCCTGACGATAAAGTAGATGTTGAATGGCTAATTGGTGCCAAAGTTGATGGCGTTACTAAGCTAATTGAAAACGAAGGCTTCCCGCCAACCAACGCTGTAAAACAATTTATTGATAACAAATCAAAGGAATTAGCAGCATGATCACAGTATTTCAGAGCAAAACTAACCCAATCAAATCCATGCAGAAAGGGGAGTCAGCGCTTTTGAAAACAATGAAGAAAGTGGTCCCGATCAGTAAACCATCCCTGATCATCACCGCACCGGTCAAGCGCCGGTGCGGGCTGGAGGTGGTCAATGCGCGTGAAATATTCAATGAGCTTGATAAGTGCACCGGACCGGTCGCCCATGATATCCGCCGCACGGTCTTTTTTGTTGGCAACGAGAAGCATTCGCAGTTGACGAACTTTACGTGTGAGTATCAGGTTATTCGTCGTGCATTGAAAACAAAACATAACGTGTGGCTGCTGGACGGTGATCAGTGCGTGATCTCAGCTTTTGAAGATTTTTGATAATCGTTCTCATTTGAGTACAACAACAGCTGTGCAAAAATACCGCGCATAATCCCTGAAACTGTGACACATTTTGGGACACGCATGTGACACAAACTGTGACACAAACTGAGGCACAGAGATATGGTCAAAAAATGCTCAGTTCCTTCCAAAGCCAGCATGGCGCGGGACTTGTGTAATATGCAAGGGGTCGCAGGTTCAAATCCTGCCGTCCCGACCAACTTCAAAAATGAAGTTGTCCGATCCGTTCATGATTCTCCCAAGTATTGTTGTCAAATCAATCAGTTAGTCAGCGTGACGGCTCGACTTTGGATCGTCGACCCGCAAGTTGTCATCAAAGCGCTTTCGCTCTGTGACACAAAGTGTGACACAAAACGTGACACCGTAAAGACCCTAGAGAACAAGGGGGCTTTATGAGCAAATACATAGTCAAGCGTGCTGACTCCTATTACTTACGCATACGCATACCCAAACCCCTTGTCCAGTATTTCGGTAAGCGTGACATCCGAAAATCATTGAAAACAAAGGATATACACACGGCACGCCGCCGCGCTGAACCGCTGATCGTGCAGCTGATTGGTCAGTTTGAGCGATTGAGGGACGCTGAGTTCATCTCTCAGCCGTTTTTTATTGATGACAATGCAATTGGATGGATTGAAAACAAAAGCCAGCCAGCAGCCTCCATGACACCTTCTCGGCCACCTGTTCATGAATTGATCGACAGTGAACCTGAAGAACCGCCAGAACTGTCGGTTGATGAGGTGGTTCAGGATGATCCGAATGATTTTGGAAACCTGCACAGACTTTATATAGCCGAGCGCAAAGCAGGTGGCCTCAATAACCAAAAGACCATCAACTACTATTGCGATGCATGGAATTTATATTGTGAGATTTTGGCTGCTGGTTTTATTGACAACAAATCGCTTTTGAGTACAACTGCTGTGCGTTTTTATAAGCAGCATATCATCAATTTTCCATCAAACCGCAGCAAGCGTCCGAAGTATAGAAATAAGAATGTTTCTCAATTGCTTGAGATGAATATTCCTGAAAAAGATTGTATGTCGCCGAATACGATAAATAATCATATAAACCGCCTTAGCCTTTTTGGTAAATGGCTTGTTGATAACAAGTATATTGAAGCCAATCCGTTTGAAGGCGCGAAGATAAAGCTGAGCGTAAAATATAAGGGAGAGAAAGCCCGTGGTTCTTTTAAGACTGAACAGCTCATCACTCTCTTTTCGCATGAAACTTTTACAGCACACGCGTACAACGACGAATACAACTTTTGGGTTCCTCTTTTGGGTCTGTTTACCGGTTGCCGCCTTGGAGAGATTTGTCAGATTCTTTGTAAAGACATCACTGTTATTGATGGCGTTCATTGTCTGGTTGTCAGCGATGATGGTGATGGACAGCGTACGAAAACTGAAAGTTCTTTACGTGTCCTGCCGCTCCATCAATCCCTGTTAGACCTTGGGTTTTTGGCGTTTGTGCAGGAGAGGAAGACGCATCGTGATGCGCGGCTTTTTGATCTTGAGCGCAATCAATATGGCGAGTTTGCACAGGCTTCTAAGTTCTTCGCTCGACTGTGTGACAGGGCTGGTGTAACGGATAAAAGCGTTGATTTTCATGCATTCCGTCATACCATCACAAAGCTTGCTAAAGATGCAAAAGTGCCATTCCTTTATATAAAGGATTACGTTGGTCATAGCACAGGGGATATAACAGCTGATCGGTACGGTTCAGATATTGATTTCAAAGTTATCAAAGGCGAGTTCGACCGCATCGACTTCCAGCATATTCTTGATCGTGCTGGTGTTCGTCTCTGGATTTGATAACAAAAAACCCGGCAGTTGCCGGGTTTGTTTTTTTAAAAAAAAGATTTTTAAATAAGATTCATTCTCCATTATAGAGTCTAATAGTTATGTCATCTTTGGGTTTAGGCAGAAGTAAGTTTGATTCGATCATTGCAAACAATTCTTCTTTTTTCTTGTGCTTGTAACGTTCATAAAAAAGAACAGCATCAAAACTCATACCGTATAGCCTTTGATAAAAATCATTAGCATCATTACAAATAATTGCAGTAACAACACTTTTTGAAGTGATGGCAGTGTTTGGTTCTCTAATTTTATATATGCTAACTTTATTTAAAATTTTATCAACCTTTTTGCGTGAATCAACCACAACTAATATTTTTTTTGCACCATTATTTGACAGCTTTCTGATATCCATAGCTATTTCATTTATAATCTTACACATATCTCACTCCTTTTGAGATCAAAACATTATTGACTTACAAAAGGAGTATAGACAATAAAAAGAACGTTATTCATATATTGTGAAAAAAAATAAAATAAATAACCAGGCGGTTGCCGGGTTATATTTGCGCTCAATGAATGATGGCTTTGGGCTTTTCTTTATGTTGTGCGTGTAGCATTACATTGCGATCAAGGTGACGGATAACATCTTCAGCGGATGGTCTGTTAGCATAAAACAGCGTGCGTAAATCCTGAAGCTTTTGGTTTATGTATTGATCACGACGCTTCTCATACTCTCGCTTCAGCATCTTCTGGTTTTCATCTTTCATATTACAATCCTCATTGATAACAAAAGCCGCTGGTTAGGCGGCTTTATTTTCTTCATTCATTATTTCTTGAATATTCTTTATCAAAACTTTGTTTGCAATTTCATCACCAGCGCTAACAGTTGGTAGGCTAAATAATGTTGTATGCTCACAGCTCATCGTGAAATTGAAAACAAAGGATTCAAACGCATCAATGTTTGTTGGTACTACACCCCTCTCTTCAAGATACTTACATATAAACAGCTTTATTAGTTCATCATCATCACGAACATCACCAGTCCTAACTTGATAAAGATCGATAACAGCTAAGAAAGATTTACTCTTTATAGGCTTAAACTTCCTTAAAAGCTCAGGATTACTTACACCGAGCTTACAATATTGCTTTAAGGCTTCATCGTTGTAAATATAAACATTTTTCAAATCTTCCATTTCCATATCTCCATTTAAAAATCAAATTATTTATAAATTTATTATATACCATGTTTTGAATACGTAAAGCATAATGTTCATCTAAACCATCCATTTTTAAGCATAAATGGATAATAAATTGTATTTTTTAAAGGAGTGATGATAGTTGGCAAATAAGTGTAACTGTCCAGATGTCTATTTATATATATATATATATATATAGGAATCATCTGGACAGTTTGGATAACGTACGTAAAAACTTACCTACAACGACACTGCTAATATAAAAATTTTCAAGGAGATCACTTCGATAAACGTAGATTCTTTACATACAGATAGGTGAAAAAGAGAGTGTTGAATAACATAAGATCGTAATTGCTCTCTCTACCTTTAAAAAATACCAACAGCACGTTTACGTAATCAACCCAATTGACCACAACCAGAATCAATCAAGCAATCATCGAGGCTGCCGTACTTTTCGACATACTCTTTGAACACAACTGGCATCCGTCCACGACCTGACCAGTAAACGTCGTTCAGAACATATTTGGGTTCAACTGGCTTCCGCTCTTTCTTTGTGCTCAATGAAGCATCACCAGCGATATCAGCCGGTGATAGGCCATTCTCTTCCAGCAGCTTCAGGATTTCATCCCGCTTGCGAGCGCGTTCCTGCTCAGCTTCAAGGCGCTCAAGTTCTGCGGTTTCAACATCTGACTTGATCTCAAGGATGTCAGCCGCAACTTTTTCAACAACAAAGAACGGCTGTTCACGAAGCAGGCGACGCAGTGAATTTTTACGTGTAAGCACTTTTACAACAGCCTGATCCAGTTCTTCTTTATTGATTTCAATGCTCATAAATACCACCTGACGATAATAAGTATTCTTGATAACAACAGATAAAACATGGTATATTCAACATAATAACCAGACCTTTAGTTGTTGTCAATAATATAGGATTGAATAAATGGAAAAGGAAGAAAGGGCGGCAGGGAATGCGTGCATTCATCTTGTTGCCGAGTTTTACGGAACAAAGGAATATGACACGCTTTATATACCAGAACCGCGTGATGGCACGCCGGGTCAGCGCTGGAAAACCCCTGTTGAGGAGTATGAAAAAGAATTGCGCACAACCGAAGCATTGATATCAAAAGCCTTTGAAGCCAATGGTTTTGATGACAATTTTGATTTGAAATCAATCATTTGTGAGCAATTGAAAACGCTAAACAAAGGCGTAGGTAAGCCGAAAGCATCACTATTACAGCTGTTTGATGAATCCATCCGCCACATCCATTCAGCAGCACGCATACGCTCCGTAAGCGCTGATCGACTTGAAATGTGTGACATAATACAGAAGATAATTGATCGTCTTGAGCGCGAGCTGACGTACTTTGGGCAAGTGCGAAGAAAGATAGAGAAGCTGCAATATAAGTCTCGTGAACTGAGAAAAGAAGGTCGCGATGATGAGGCGCATCAGTTGAAGGGTATCATCGAGCGAGAATATAAAGAGTCAGGAATATCCAAGGGTTCTCCGCCGTATTTTGATTATTTCATTGACGACAATGAGGTAAAGCAAATCATATTGAGCACAAAAATAAAGACTGTAATAAAACAGCTGAACACATACAATCGCGCAAAATGTATATATAAGGCCGAGAATTCTGAAGATTTTGAAAATAAAGTTATTGCGTTTTTTGACAATGAGTATTGGCATCAATTGTTGCCAATTGACGAGTAATAAAATATTTTAAATTTTTTTTCAATAATTTTATTCATTCTTATTTTATTGTCTATAATCTTATTGTCAGTGCACATATTCTCTTTTATCAAAACAAGTAATGTTGAATAAAAGGATTAGCTGACAGGGATCGTCGGGTGTGCGCTGATGCTATCATTTTACAAAAGGTATTTTTTAGAGATGAGATGAAAAACATGGATGAGAATGAAAACCAAGGAAATAGTCAGGATCAAGGCAAACCAGAAGTTTTAACGCTTGAGCAAGTTCAGGAATTGATCGCTCGCGAAACCGCTGGTTTGAAAACAAACAAAGAACAAATTTTGAACGAAAAGAAATCTCTGGAAGCGGAATTGGAATCATTGCGCAAAGAGCGTGAGCAAATTTCCCCACTTCTAGAAATGCTGAATGCTCAGAAAAAAGACCAGAAGTTGAAGGCAATCGTTGACGGCAAAATTACGCTGGAAGAATACGAGCAGCAAGTTCGCGCAGGTCTTCAGGAACAATGGCAGAGCGAAGTTTCAGCAAAAGAGCAGGAGCTTGAAGCACTACGTGCCGAGATGCAAAAAGAGCGCGAACAGATTGTGCGCAACAACGTAAAAAATGAGGTTGGCTCTGCATATCTTGGTCACAAGTACGCACGCAAAGAAGCTATGAATGACCTTCTGGCGCTTGCTGAGCGCGAAGTGACGTATAAAGATGGCCGTACAGTCATCCTTGATGCCAACGGTAACGAGCGACTAATTGGCGGCAAGCCGATGAGCATGGATCAATGGATTGAAGAACAAGCCGAGAAGCGTCCGTACTTTTTCAATCTCCCTTCAGGTTCTGGATCAGGCTCCCAAAACAATGGCGTTCCGGGTGGGCGTAAAACTGTAAGCGATAGTCAGTGGCGTTCAATGCTTGCGGATGCACAGCGCAGCAACCCTGAGGAAGCTCAGAAGCTTTTACAACAAAAAATGAAGGGCGAGATCGTCGTTCAATAGTTGTTTTTCAAGCCGATGCACATTCGTGTATCGGTTCTTTAAATACCTCTTCTTGATAGCAACCATCCCGGTTGTCATCAATTGATCAAATGAAGCTGGGCCGATTTTGATCATCAAACTTACTAATATGACGCTGGGCCGATTATTAGTGCTTTTGGCAAGCTAGGAAGCTTTGCTGTCAATAAAACTTTTAAATTCAATAACTTTTTTTTATAGATAAGGAAATCTATTATGAACGATTTTTCAAAAATTGATCTGCGCGATGTTGCTACTCTTGCCACTGTTCAGCTGGTAAAAGAAACCCCGATCCTGAGCGCAATTTATCGCGACACTGATCTGGAATCGATTGGCCGTAAGGGTTCAACGATTGATGTCATTCTTCCTCCGAATTTAGGTTCAGCTGATGATCACGGTGATGAATCTGTAGCGACTGGAATCGAAGCTGATGTCGCTGAAATCAAGCTTGATAAGCACAAGTATAAGGAAGTAAAAGTATCTGACCGCGAGCTGTCCACTTCTATGGCTGCTGGCCTGTTGCCTGCAACTATGCAGCAGCAGATCAGTGTTATCGCTGAAGCTGTAACAAGTGATGTTCTTGCCGGTTACGGTGAAATTTATAACTACAGCATCGGTGGTGATTCAACTTTCGGAAATGCGGCTTTTGTAAAAGCTCGCACTCTAATGAATAAACAGGGTATAGCTAAAAACGGACGACAGATGATCCTGAATTCTGGTCATGCCGGTGATTTCTTGCAGGCTGTTGGCAATAAAGCCGCTGTTGATACTGTTGTAAATCGTGAAGGTGAGATCGGTAAATGGATGGGCTTCAATACTGCTGAAGAGGTTGCTCTTGATCTTCATGAAGCTGGTGACGCAGCTGGTTACACAGTATCAGCCGTTGCAGAAAACGTTGTGACTATTGCTGGTGGAACTGGTGCATTCAACGCAGGCGACATCGTGGAAATCGCTGGAGCTGGTTCGTTCTCCGTTGCTGAAGTTGCTGGCAACGATATCCGCCTGATTGGTTCCAATACCGCTCTGATCGCCGCTGACGCTGCTATCACTCTGGTTGACGCATCTGACTTCTCTCTAGCATTCCAGCCGATGGCGTGTGTCGCCGCTTTCCGTAAGCTGGAAAACCCGAACGTTGCTAACAGCGGTGTCGAGATCGCTGATTACACTGATCCGGCTACCGGCATCACGATGCGCTTGATGAAGTGGTACAACCCGTCCACTGAGCGTACTCATATCAAGATGGAGGTATTGTACGGTGTTCGTTGGGTTCGTCCTGATCTGGCCGTTCGCGTACTGAAGTGATGCATTCGGGGCGGTTCGCCGCCCCATTTTGATTTCAAAGAAAAGCTCATACATAAAAGGAATTTACAAAAGAACAAGGATGTTCAAATGAGCAATAAACTAAGAAAACTTTATAAAGATGATCGCTGCGTTCTGGTCGAACCGGGTAGCGCTGGCGAGAAAGAATTTATCAATCTTGGTTTCAAATATGAAGCAGAAAATGATAATGAATCTCAAAATTCTGTTGAATCCAATGAAACCGAAGTTGAAAACAAACCGGCACCGCGTAGACGTGGACGCCGGAGGGCTTCTGAAACCGCTGATGCGTAAGGCGGTGGATGATGAGTCAGGAAAATCAAAATAATCATACGCCACCGCACTTTATTATAAGTAATGGTGCAATGACGTTACCTCATGTTGTCGCTTTTATTGTAACTGTGCTGGCCGGTGCTGCTGTATTTTTTAGTTTACAAAGTGATGTGAGAGTATTAGATCAGCGAGTAACTAACGTTGAAAAAATTATTGATCAACGCATAACAAGTCTTGAAAAAGTTGTAGCAGATCAGGGAAAGGATATAAATAATATTGAGCGCAACACAAATCAAATATCGATTCAGATCGCTCAAGTGCATGAAAAAATAATGAAAAGTAATGAAAAATAATTTATTGAATTCAAGGATGAAAAAATGGGTGTTGCAGAGAAAATATTTGAAATCAAAGATCAGTTGGATGAATTATCTAGCTTGATCGAAGTTGAGATCAATTCTCAAAAAACACCCGATCTTTTTGCATCAAGTGAAGACATTTTTGATCAGGCTTTGGCGCATACGCTTGAAATTGAGGGTGGGTTGAGTGATCGTGATTCAGCCGCTGATCCGGGCGGATTGACCAATCTTGGTGTTACACAAAAAACATTGGATTCATTCAATCGCCGCCACACTGAATATAACTTGCCGCGATCAGTTCGTGACTTAAAACCGATTGATGCCAAAGTTATTTATAAAATAGATTACTGGAATGTTTGTCATTGTGATCAATTACCTGCTTCAGTAGCTATACTTATATTTGACATGGCAGTAAATGCCGGACCAGCTCGCGCTAAAAAGCTAATGCAAAAAACGCTCGGAGTTGTTCAAGATGGGATTGTTGGCCCAAAGACTTTGAGCGCAATGAATGATATTGACCCTTCTAAGTTCGTTTCTTATTTTTCCATGTACCGCCTTGAGTTTTACACTTCGCTAAGTAATTGGAAACATAATATCGGTTGGGCACGCAGGGTAGTTGATAGCGCAATATTTGCGCACAAGTTTATATAAAGTTTTGACAAAAGGAGTTTGTCATTATGAAAAAGGTACTGGATGTACTCTCAAAAGCTTTAGTCGTTCTAAAAATACTCAAGAATAAAACATTCCTGAAGGCATTAGCCGCTCTCATTGTCGCTATTGGTGCGATCTTTGGCGTCAACTTTGAAGTTACCGACCAGACGCTTGATACAGTTGTTGAAGTTGTAACTGTTGCTGACAATGTAGGCTCTTCATTGCTTCCTGATGACGTTGATGAGATTGCTGACGTTCCTGAGCCTGTAGAGTCGGCTGAGGAGTAAGCACCATGCTGGCCGCTGCGGAATTGATTTTAGCGATCCTAAAGCTGGTTGAGCGACTATTCGTTGCAGCTAAGCAGCGCAAGCGCAATGCTGAAAAAGATGTGAAAGTTGAGAAGGCTAACAGTGATCCTGTCGACTTCTTCAATGATCACTTCAACCATCCATCATCTATAAAAAATACCCAAACGATTGATAACAAAACAAAAGAGGTTGATAGCAATGAATAAAAAGCTATTGGCTTCAATTGTTTTGTTTTCAGTTATGGTTTCAGGTTGTGGTCAACGATCTTATGTAAAACCTGCACCACCTGCAAAGCCTGTCATTCAGGCGATTGAATGCAAGGAAGGGTATGTGTGCTTCACGAAATCTGATGCCTCAGCGTTAGCGAGATACGTGTTGGATTTGGAGTACGGGTATGAATGAAGCGGCGTCTGATTACATCTTTGAAGCCATAGCCCAACGCCGTGAATTTACACGCCATGCAAAGGCTCTGGCTGTGCTTTTGGATGATCTTGAAGTTGAGATCAACCAGATCATTTTGAGAGCAAATCTGGGTCGTGCAGGTGCTGTGAACGCGATAATCCAGCTTATTGATGAAGCATTCGATCAGTACGTTGAGAACCTGTCTGTGGCGATGATTGAGCGACTGGAGACGGTTGCCCTAAATCATGCAGTATTTGCCGCTCAAGCAATGGCTGTAGCGCCAGAATTGCCGGGTCTGCGTGATCGGTTGTTATCAAATCCTTTTGGCGGTGAGCTGCTGGAAGAGGCGCTCAATAAGCATGGTGTGAGCCTGAAAGATCGTGTGCGCAAAGTTATTCGCGACGGTGTGGGCAAAGGGCAGGCGCAGGAAGAGATCGTGAAGCGGCTTAAAATTGAAGCCAATGTGAGGGATGTTGGTGACAAGCAGTTGATGACAATAGTCAGGACTGCTGCCAATCATGCTGTTAGCGTGTCGGATGACATTCTTGCGGATGAAGCTGGTGTTGAGGAGTTTATGTTCAGTGCTGTGCTTGATCATCGGACGACTGATACGTGTTCCAGCCTTGATGGCAAAAAGTTTAGATATGATGACCAGAGCGCACCTAATCCACCACTGCATTACGGTTGTCGTTCGACTCGAATTCCAATCACTGAAAACGTGAAGCCGACGAAGAAGACTTATTCAGAGTGGTTTTCAGAACTATCTGAAGAACAGCAGCTTAAAATTCTTGGTAAGAGGCGGTTTGATAAATATAAGGCAGGTGAAAAAGAACTAGGTCGTGTCTATCAGGATGTTTAAGATGGTATTTTTTAAAGGATATGGGGTATTTATTGAATAAATGGAAAGTGTCCAGATGCGTCTTTATTATATATATAAATAGAATCATCTGGACACTTTTACGCACTCTGTTTAAAAAGTTACGTATAACGACACTACTATCGATAAACTTTTTACGTACGTCACTCAAATAAATTGAATCACTTTATTTTAAAAAATAATAACTATGATTCATATCACCTCTTTAAAAAATACCTATACTTGATAATAACGATATAAAGGTTTTGTTTTTAAGGAAGAATATGTATATAACACCGGAACAGGTTATCGCTCATTTTGATAACAAAGAGCTGCCGCGAATTGATAAAGACACTATTGATAACAATAAAATAAACATGATCACGGATCGGGTAAACAATGTTATCAATTCATATTTTTTGACAGCTGGCATTACAAACCCTGATCAGTCTGCTATTGATTTCGCTAAGTATATCGGCCTTGATCTTTTTGCATTCTACGCCGCTGATCGAGTTATTGAGGGCGTTCAAAAAAAATATGACGAAGCAATGAGCCAGCTTAAACAGGTTGCGTCTGGGAAGCTTAGGCTTGGCGAACAAGCATCAGGATCAGAAAACGAGCCTGGTAAGCAAAAAAAAGTCGGCATGTTCAACGTAAAGCTAACGCGGGTGTAATCGCATGTCGACAATGACGATTGATCAAGCCATCTCATTCATTGCTAACAAACAAAAACAGTTAGCAAACACAAAACCAGTCCTGAAGTGGATTGAAGTTGACCTGATCGCGCTTACCCGCGAAAACTTCGCGAACAGCCAAGCCCCTGATGGTACTGATTGGGCACCGATAAATCATAGATTTGGTCAGCCCTTGATTGATACAGGTTATCTCATGCGCAGCTTTAAGGGATTCATAAACGCCGACGCTGGCACTCTATCCTTTGGCACCAATGTAGAATACGCGGATGATCACCAGCGCGGCATAGGTGTCCGTAAACGCGAGATGATACCGGACGCCAATAACCTCCCGAAACGCTATCAGGATGTTATCGACAGGCGCGTCAATTCTTGGCTTCAAAGCGTTATAAACAAATAAGAATTGTTATCAAAAAAGGATATTTATGGTAATCAATGAACTTTTGAATGCAATACAAGCGGAGATCGAGCAGGTCGATGAAGTTGATCAAGTTATTCAGATTGGCGCTAAGTTCGGAAAAGAGGAGGTGCAGGATCAGTCGTTATCAGATTATGGAGCGACAGTCTTGATAGGATGTCCCGGTGGTCCGGTAAAAGGCATGATCGGCAATCGTGTCAATCTTGATGCCAATGTTTTGATTTACGTATTCAGTCGTAATGATCATTCGACAGAGTACCGATCCAGTGAAGCGGCTAATGTTGCGCTCAAGATTGTGAACGTTCTAAGTAGCGACAAACTGCGCAGGCAGCACAAGGAAATACACAAAGACCCTCAATTTAAGGTGGTGGAAGAATACGCGCTGGATGGGATTGATGACTATAGCTGCTGGCGTATCGTGTATACACAGGAAATATTAGTCAACTGATAATTGTTCTCAAATAATCGTCTATAATTATATTGTCATTGATGACAAAAGGTTTAGCGTTCGCTTAAACCATCTTTAAAGCGGCATGAGCTGCTTTCAAAATTTATTGCAATAAATTTTCTACGTTTTTTATATAGATAAGGATGTCTATTATGTCATTAGGTAATAATATTGAAAACACCACCAAGTTTTATTCTGGACAAGGTTCTTTGTTTTTCCGCCTACTTGATTCTGATGAGAATTTTGTCGGCGGCTGGTTCAACGTTGGTGACTGCGAATCAGTGTCATTTGACTTGGCTGTTGAGCAAGAAGAAATCTTAGAATCGCAGAGCGGCCAGCGTTCTGTTGTCAAAAAATTGAGCGCAAAGAGAACAGCAAATATTAGCATTGATACTCGCGACTTTGATGCAGAGATCGCAACGATTGGTCTTTTTGGTACAAGCACGCTGGAAGAAGCTGGAGCTGCTGTAAAAACTGACATAGCTTATGTCGGCTGCGCTATCCCGCTTGACGGGTTTGCAGAGTCTGTTGAGTCTGTTACAAATGAAGATGAGACAATTACTTATGTTGATGGTGTTGATTACACGATCTCTGATAGCTACGTGTATATCACTAAAGGTGGTTCAATTCCTGACGCTTCAACTGTTGTTATCAACTACACAAAAAGCGAATCGAGAGTTATTCAAGGTCTTGTAAAAAATGAAGTGAACGTTGCTGTTATGTTTACAGGTGTAAATACTGCCGAAGATAATAAGCCGGTGCGCGTTGAGTTCTTTAAAGTATCTCTGTCACCGTCCCAGCAGCGCAACCTCATCACTGCCAGCGGTGTTGCTAATCAGCAGATTCAAGGTTCTGTATTGTCAGCAAACCGCATTGTTGGCACCGGTCTCTCTAAGATGTTTAAAGAGACTCACTCTGTTTGATAACAATTCTCAATAATTGAGATCAACACGGACCCGGCAATGCGCCGGGTTTTTTATTGACAACAAAGTATGAAAATGATATATAGCGGTTTTTTTGTTGATGTTAAAAGGAGTGGACAATATGTTCGACAGCTTGCAGCGTGAGATTCTTGTTACCAAAGATAATACTCAGTACATTCTTGAGTATCATCATGCCAAGAAAAAGTGGCAAGTCTTTATATACTACGATCAGTGGCAGAATGACTTCGAGAATGATTATTACGTTGTGCCCACAGTACCCGAAAAGCTTGAAGATTTTGATGATTATATCTCGGCCCGTGAGTACATGCATGACACAGCACGTCATCATGTGAACGAGTGCAATCGTTTTGAGCATATGCCTCAGCTTGATGATGTTGTTGAGCGCAGAGATGTTGATACTCGAAATGATTTGAAAGACTTGGATATATAAAGATAAAAAGCCCTATTGAAGAATAGGGCTTTTTTTGAATTCAATTATCAGAGTTTTCTGAGAACTGAGTTGATAACAAAAGTTTTGCCAGCACCGACCGGACATCCAGCAAACTTTGACTTACATTTATCTTCTGCTTCATTAGCATGTTTTGCTATATATTTATGCTGAAATGCTGGCAATAAAACTTTTTTACCATGAATAAATGATTTACTTGTTATCAACTTGATTTGATAGCCGCGCTCACGCAGCTTGCGCACAATCATTGATTCCAATCGTTTTAATGACTTGCATAAGTCCGTCCTGTAATACTCATCATTCAGCATTTTTCTTATTGTGAACATATTGCAATCAATATCGATACAGTTTGCTTCAGCGTAAGCTTTTACGAATGCTTTAAAGTCATCGTCTTCAACCGGGCCAATTCTTGTGGCACCTATCTTTGCTGTAAATTCTGGATAGTCGCCCATCTTTACATTGAATAAATGTTGAACGCGCTTGTTTTCAAATGATTTGATTGATTCTAATTTCTTGAATTCCATTTTCATATCTCCATTTTTTAAACATGTTGCTTTTTATGATATGAAGTTTATTCACTTCATGCTTATCAGTATATACCATGTTTTAAATGCTGCAAGCTTGAAAACAAATATTTTTAAATTATTTTACATAAAACTATCCATAATTTGTGAAAAATGGATGTTTTGTATTTTTTAAAGGATAAGTGATCATCAACCCTTTAAAATATACCAAAATAAATGACATGAAAAATATTTAAATTTATTTTCAATATTTTGTCCATTCTTTAAATTGTTTACTATAATTAGTTTTGTAAGCAAATCAGTTTACTCTCCATTTCCTGCTTTGCTTACAATCCTTTCATATCTCCTCCCCCTGCCCGCGCAATGCGGGCTTTTTATTTGCATTCAATCAATATTTATGAATTCATTGTCTATACTTTTGTTATCAATAATTATGTTTTGTCAAAATGGAATTGATGACAATGAAAGGATTATTTAAACGTTACACGCAAAATAAAGAAAAGTGCAGAATTGCTGATATAAAACCGAATACCGCACGTGTGGATATCGTTGATGGGTATATTGAGCTACGTGGCTTAAATGTTAGCGACATTACGATGTTGATCGCTGAATTTGGTGATGTATTGAATGCAATCTTTAGCAACGTGCGGATTGATACTGGCAATCATGCCGCCGAAGACCTGATGGTGCACGCTCCTAAATTTGCCATAGCCTGTGTTGCGCTTGCTGCTGATGAATTGGATCAATTCGATAAGATCGAAAGCTTACCTATTGAAATCCAGATCGAGATGATTTCAACCGTGTATTCACTAACATTCCCAAGCGGTGATAGTTCTGTAAAAAAGTGCGCAATGCTGGCAAAACCAATCATAAACAAAATAGCCGAACAGGTCCGCCAGCAGACCAAGTGAAATTTACGGATTTAGTATTTAAAATTGCTGAATCGCTAATCCAGAATGGCCATAGCTCTGAATGGGTATTTTCGCAGCCTCTTTGGCGTTTATTTTTAGTGTACGAGTACTCATCCAAAGTTGCGCTTGAACGTCTTATTTATAGCACGGAAATGGGTATAAATGAGAACATCGCAGCACAATCATCAGAAGCTTTAAAAGCAATAAAAGAGCAGCTTGATAAAATGAGAGATGGCGCTAAATAAGCGCCATTTTTTCGTCTATACTCTATATTATAATACACTACAATAAAGCATTATTTAAATTATAATATTACAATATTATATAAAATATTAGAATATCATAATTCCAGCATAAACATATCGCTTCAGCACTCCATCTCTTGTTATCAAAACCTTATTTTGAAATCAAAGAGATAGTCAATATTTATGTAGTATATTACCCAAAATCATCAGATTGATATCAAAATAGGTAGTTTGCTACCTATTTCCGCTAATAATTTTTTCGCACTTTTCAGCCCTCTGGACACAGTTTTTTTTGAATGCAAAGGATTGCATATATGGCTAACAACAACGTTATTGAATTGATGCTCAAACTGAAGGATGAAGCATCAAAACCACTTGAGAAAAACCTTGATTCATTGCGTGCGCTTAAAGTTGTTCTTGGTGATGCAAGTAGTGGTTCTGATCGTGTTGCAAGCGATCTTGGTGACGTTGGTAATGCAGCCAAAAAAGCATCAGGTGGCGTGGATGATTTAGGAAATTCCGCAGAGAGTGCATCACGTAGCACTGATCGACTTGGGGACAATCTGAGCGACACAACTGATGAACTTCGTCGCACAGAAAGACAAGCGGAACGCACCGATGAAGAGATGTCAAAACTTGCTAAATCTATTGACGGTGCATCAACAAATTTCCGTGCACTTGCTGGGATTGCAGCCACCGCGCTTGCCGCAGTTGGTATCGGTGAACTTGCTCAGGAGATGAAAGAGCTTGAAATACAGTCTGAGCGTGTCGGCATCAGTGTTGAACGCTTGAGCGCAATCAGCGCTATTGCGAACAAAGCGGATGTTGATCTAACTGGCATATCTGATGCTCTCTTCGACTTGCAGACAAATTTGCAGGAATTTGAGTCAATGGGTTCCGGGGCTGCTGCCGATTTCTTTGAGTTGACTGGTAAAAGTTATGAAGAGATAGCGGGCGGTGGGCGTGATGCGATTGAAGTCCTGAGTCAGGTGTACGATGCTGTAAAAGACCTTCCATTTGATCAGCAGAATCGCCTCCTGAATGATATGGCCGGGACAGATATTACAAGGCTTACAGCGCAATTGAGAGACGCTGGAATGAGCTTGGAAGAAATGGTTGTAGCAACGCAAGAGGCCGGAGAATCTATAAGCGGTTTTGATTCAGATCGCATTGCAGAGCTTTCTGACCGCTTTAATGGTGTTTGGAACTGGATAAAAGCCACAGCAGCTGCCATATTATCAGCATTAGCTCCAGCTATAAACGGCGCGATTGATATGTTCGGTAAAATGTTCGAGCATATCGACAAAATGACAGAAGGCACATTCCTTTCTTCATTCACCGAATTCTTCAAAAACTTCCAAGCGTTTTTAGTAGCAACGATAAGTGGCGTTGATCAATTCGGAACGCGTATTCAAAAAGCATTTTTGACAGCAATAAAAGTCGTCATGGACCCGCTCGGTCATCTAATCAGACTTAAAAATGAGTTTACTGGCGGAGACTGGCAAGATAGTGGCTATTTGCGCACACTGGATCGTATAAACCGAAAGCTGATTGAGATCAATCGCAATCAAGCTAATCAAAAATCATTTGCGCAGGTATTCAATGAAACTAAAACAATGCTTGATGAGCAAGAGGCTACTGATCAAGCGAGATATGCAGAAGAACAAGAAAAGAAAAAGCGCGATGCAAGCACTAAAACAGCTGTTCACATCGATAAGCTAACAAAGGATGCAGAGCGCAAAACACTTGAATCATATCGCAAAATGTCTGAAGAGCGCAAAAAGCTTGAAGTTGAAGGCGCTGTATTACCAGTCGTAAATAAAGAACTTACAAATAAGACTGATTCTCAGATAGCAGATTTAAAAATGCAGGAACAACTTGCGTTAAATTCGTTGAAGCAGCAAAACTTAGACGCTAAAGAATACGCTAAAAAAGAATTTGAGATCAAGCGTAATTATGCAAACCAGATCAATGAACTTGAACTCAAACTTTTGCAAGATCGTCAACGTGCAAGCGCATCCATGATTGATATCAAGAATAAGGATATTCAAGAATCTTTAAATAAAGAAAAGGCACTTATTGAAGAACTTGCATCACTTGAAGCTGCTGGCATAAAAGGCGGTGGCAAGTACGAAGAAACCGCCGAAAAGCTTTACGAAATAGGTGACTTGATCGCGAAGCAGCGCGAAGAACTTGCGAAACTTGAACAAGCTAATGCTGATATCGCTCTGCAAGTTGAGAATCAGGAAGCCGCGCATAGACGGTCAGGTCAGCTTCTTGAAAGCAATTATCAAACGAGCGTGAAGCAACGAGAGATCGCTGAAGCTAAAGCAGCACTTGCTAAAAAAGAAGCTGATGAAGAAAAGCGACAGACTGAAGAGAATCGCAAGCAGCTGGAGCTTGATAAGCTGCGTAAAGCTAATTCTGATGCTGCTCGCGAGTTGTTATCAATGGATGATCCGGTTGCCGCATCTCTTGCCGATATTGATGATAGGTTCACTGCTGATATCGAAGCATTGAAAGCGGCTGGCGAAGAGTACAGCGCTATAGTACAGCTTTCTGAGCGTCTAAAGAATCAAGTGCGCGTTGATGATCTGATAAAAGAAGCGGATCGAATCAAGATTGAGTACGAAGCATCAGATCGCAGCAAAGAGCAGCTTGAAGCCTATCGCGCCGAGATCGCCCGCATCCAGTCAGAGATCGATGGATTTGGTGGTGGTGAAGCCGATCAGCAAGACGCCATGACAGCGCAAATTGAGGCGGCTAATAACGCACTGACAAGCACGCAGAGTCTTGTGAAAGAGCTTGGTGACAATATACAAGAGAACATAACTGATGTGTTTGTGCAACTGCTATCCGGTGCGATGTCATTCGAGGACGCGATGAGAACCATTCTTAGCAACATCCTGAACCAGATTGGGCAAATCCTCGCGCAGCAGGCCATGATGACCATGTTCGGCGGTATGACTGGCGGCGCTGGATTGGGGTCAACCTTAGCGTCATATTTTCATACCGGAGGATTATCTGACAGTAAAGGTGGTAGATCAGCATTGTTGCCAAGTTATATATTTGAAATGACAAAATTTAGATATAAAACTGGTGGAATTGCAGGTCTTGAGCCGGATGAAATACCGGCAGTTTTACATAAAGGTGAGGAGGTGTTGACTGCAAACGATCCACGTCACCGTAATAACGGCGGATTGTCAGCCGGTACATCAGGAATCACGATTATCAATCAGTTGGACAGAGATGAAATGAGTGAAGCCCTGATAAGCTCTCAAGTTGGGCAAAAAGCCGTATTGAATGCAATAAAAGCTAATAAAGCTGATGTCAAGAATTTGATAGAATAATTGACAAGCAGGTATTTTTTAAAGGAGTGGTGTGCATATGCATTATCTCTCCTTTTTTATCTATACTCATTACATAAACGAACACTCTATCCTCTCTAAAAAATACCACAAATGAATGAGGATATTTGAGATAACACGGATGTTATCAATGGCATACTCATTTGGTTTTTCTTTAGATAACGTAAATTATCAATATTACGACCCAAACTTAGAATTCATCTTTGATCAAATATCAGATGAACAAATATTTTATGTCAGAGCTGACTTGACGGGCTACTCGTTCGTTGAGTTTCAGGGAATTGAAACAACATCATCGGACATATTCGAGCTGGTCCAAATCCTTGACGGCGATCAGGCGAACACTTATTACTATGGCGACAAAACATTCACTTTTGCATTCAAGATAAAAAAAGGCAAGATTGGAAACAATGTAAGCTTTACAATCCCAACCCTATTCAACCTCGGCGGCACTAATTACAGCATTACCCTGACACGTAAAGTAAAGCAAATTGTTCCCAACTTTGATCTTTACGTACTAGAATACAATCAGCTTCAGTTCGACCCTGACACAACCGGTTTAGCTGGCATAATTTACCTACCTGAAGGCGTACCGTACGGACATAAATTCCGCGTTCGATTCCGCACCAAAAACCTCATTGGCGACAACCTGTTTCGAAAGTTTACATCCAGCCAGAACGGACAGTATGTTGACCAGTTGATAACTGACTACACGTACCCGAACACAAAGCAAGAGGGGTGGGATGCTGCATCAGGCCAGAATATTCAAGGCACTTGGTTTGACGGTAATATCGTTGTTGATCTACAGCTTATAATCAACGAATCCAGCTTTACAGAAGGATTCTTTACTCTGGAAACGCAGGAAGGCCCTAGCTACACGCCGTACACCTATAAGTTTTACGTAAAGACCGGTATACCTGGCGCAGGAGAGACCGGAAGCGCAGGCGGTGACACAGAGCCTGAAGCGCCAACCGGGCCTAGTGCGTATTACCCGGATGCCGTGAATTTCCCAGTCAACTGGCGCGATCCTGTAACCCAAAAAATTGAATACAAAACGGCAGTAAGCACACTAGCCAACGGTCATGAGCGGCGTCAGCCTGTGTACGAGCTACCAAAAGAGATGCATTCATTCACGATCACACTTGATCGCGATCAGTCTGCCGAATTTGTAAACAAGTTTACGGTAGATGAGTTCGAGTTATTTCAGGTTTTTGATTTTTTGAATGATAAGCCAGTCATGACGCTAACTTCCAACATTTATAATTCTGACACTTATGCACTAAAGGAATATAGTGTTCCTGATGTGTCGATTTTTGAGAATGAATCTCAAGTATTGTGTGAGTTCCAGAACGGTACTTACAAACAATTGACAGCAACGTCGATTGATTATGTAAACAGCACAGTTAGCGTGACACTGAATACCGACACACCACCTGAAGAATTGAGGATTATTAGCCCTGTTTCAGCGTTTATTCGTGGCGTCAATTTTTCCAGACTCACTGACTATCATCATGAAGCGAAGATCAATCTTGAATTGACAACAAGTAGATCAATCAATATAGCCAACCCGGAGTTGTTTGATGGCTATCCATTATTCAAAATGAAGCATAATTGGACAAGCGACCCCACACTAAATATTCAACCTATGTATGATGACTTTGATAGCGAACAGGGTGTGCTGACACGCTCAAAGATACATCAGGCAACGCAGATTCATGGTCATTCCTATACACTGAAATCTCATGATGTCTATGCATTGATCGGTCTATTTCATTATTGTAAAGGGTCACATCTTTCATTCTTGAGCGAGGATGAATCTGACCTGATTATCCTTGATGACAACCAGACTGATATACAAAACGCTATTGTAGTCAATAATAATGAAAGCTTTATAAAGCAAAAAGAGTATATATACGCTGTCAAAATCTACTTTACAGACGGAACTTTTGTTATCAAAACGGTTGACGATATTGTAAAGGTTGGTGATAAAGTCAACATCATGATAAGTAATCAGGAGATTTATGACTATACTCATATTCATAAAGTGAAGCCTTTGTATTTCACCAGATTTTACGGTGACATAATGCAGGTCGAATGGAAGTCGGATTCGGTAGCGCACGTAAAGTGTGCCTTTAAACTCCTTAAAGAATAATAAAGAATTGTCATTTTTCATGGAGGAAAAATGTATGAACTTTATAAATTAGAGATGGGCGGCAGCGTAATTGCTCGCTACACATCCCGGAATCTAAAACATAAGCAAAACGAGACGATTGACGGTGTAACACAGAGTTACACTTACGAGCCTATCTCAATAAATCGATCAGATATAACTGTTGATTCCACGCTGTCATCAGGTGATGTCGATCTCGAAGTCAAGAAAGGCAATGAGATTGCGCAACTGTTTAAACAACAGGCACCTGAGGAGCGCATCTTCATAACCATCACCAAGATAGTGAATGACGTACCTATAGTTATTTTTCGTGGTGTTGTATCAGGTGTCGAATTCAGCTTGCGTAGAGCGACGATAAAGTGTGTCGATATTCTGTATGACGTGGATAAGCAGGCGCTGAGATATGGCTACCAGTACCAGTGTAATCACCAGATTTATGAGTCACATCGGACAGGATCGACCGGTGGCTGCGGTCTACTGTTCTCAAATTTTGCGACCAGCGTAACCCTGACGGATGTGCAAAATGGTGGTCGCAAGTTGTATTCAAATGCGTTTATAACTGAGAGCGATTCTTATGTAGGCGGTGTTATTCAGATCGGCGGTCGGCGTATCAATGTCATCAATCACGATAACGTCTCAGGCTTTATTGAGCTGTATGAGCCGATGAATGTCATTGCGAGCAATAACATAATGATCGCGCCGGGATGCAAAAACCTGCCTGACGGATGTAAGGCTTTGAGCGTTCAAAATTACCAAGATCGTTTCCTCGGATTTACGCAAATCCCTACCAAAAACCCTTATTACGAGCTTTAAAAAATACATGACAAGGATGTCAAGAATATGTGGGCTTTCTTCATAAAAGTTGCATTATCAATATTATCATTTATAGCGTCAGCTTTACTTGCAGCAAAACAAAAAGGACCGGAAGCTCAGGGAATTGAAGAGCTATCCATGCCTACGGCTGAAGATCGGCCTATAAGCTATTTTGCTGGGCGTGTAAAAAATAAGGGGCCGAATTGCATTTATTATGGCAACCTTAAAACGAAGCCGATCAAAAAGGTTTTTAAGTTCCTTGGCATCAAGATTACTGAACAGATTATGGGATATGAATACTTTCTGGATTTTATGTATGGGCTTGGTTACGAGCAAAAGCAATATTCTGGAGAGTATGTAAAGATAGAAAAAATTTGGTTTGGCAGTGATGTTATAGCTAGCTCAGATTTTACATCAATAAACACAGAGCTTGGAACAATATCACGAAGCATTCCAAGCAACAAAGAGCTTCAGTTGGATACATACGATCTCCCCGGCTCTGTAAGGCTATGGTTCGATAATTTCAAAATTGGTAGCAACGTCAATTCAATACCAAATATTGAAGTTGAGCAGTCACGCTATCCGCAGCCATTTCAGTTCGGTTTTGGTGTCACTGACACCGACCAGATAAATCACCTGAATTCAATTTCTAAAATCGGGGTTGATGCCAACCCGGCGTTCGTTATTGCTGATTTATTGATGTGCCATGAACAGGGCGCAGGCGTTGATCATTCCAAGATCATTGTTGATGACCTAATCACAATGGCTCAGACGCTATACGATGAAGGGTTTGGTCTGTCAGTAAAAATTGACAACCGCACAAGCGTAAAACAGATCATTGAGAACATCCTGACGCATGTTGATGGCTTCATCAAATACGACGATTCAGGCCGCATTGGCTTCAAGCTTATGCGCGATGATGCCGATCTCGGCAACCTGTTTACTATCGATGAAAGCAATACTGTGAGTGTTTCCGGGCTTGCTCGCAATAGCGTTGAAAGCAAGGTTCGTGAAGTGAAAGTTAGCTTTAAGGATCGCGATTCTGAGTACACTGATCGCACTGTAAGTGCAGCCAATATTGGTATCACTTCAGGAATCATAAAAGAATTGAACTTTCCGTTCGTTCGTGATCGCGGGCTTGCGCAACGTATCGCAAACCGGGAGCTGATGCGCCTGAGCTATCAGTCTGCCGCACTGGCTGTGGAGATGCCTATAGCGTCAATTCATGATGTAAATGTTGGTCAGGTAGTCAAGTTCACCAACGCTGACTACGGCATAAACCAGCAGATTTACCGCATCCATAAGATAAATTATGGCAAGCAGTCGTCATCAACGATGACTGTTCATCTGATCCAAAACTTCAGTAACATCGACAAGAATGTTCAGGAATTCAGGACAGACTGGCAGCCGATCAATACATCGCTAACATCCCCACAAAACGCGTTCATTTTTGAGCTGCCGCCAGCGTTTACTGAGTCTAATGAATACACGGAAGCAGTCGCATTGGTTGCAAGGCCGGATTCCATCTCATTTGGTTTTGAGAACAATACTCAGCAAGCTTCTTATGTTTCCTCTTTTGTGCTCAATGAGGATTTGAGCGCAACGGCTGGAAGTGTGCAGGTAACGCAGGAAGATAATCAAGATGTTGACCTGAGCGACATTAGCGGGCGTCTTGCTGTGATTGCATCAGGTCCATACGGCCAATACGAGATTGTGTCAGTAAGCGCGATAAGCGGGTCTACGATGCATCTGAAGCGTGGGCTTTTGCACTCAATACCTGTTGAGCATGTGGCCGGTACACGCGTCTACATGATGGATTCATGGCTGAAGGTGGCCGAACTTACGTCATCAGCTCAATCAAACCTGACCGAGCAGGTGCGTGGCTACAACCTGACCAAGAAAACTGACTTTGTAACCATATCAGGGCAGGCTCAGGGAATTCATGCCACGCCGTATCCAGTGCAGAAGCTAACAGCACAGTATGTGGTTGATGCGACGAATGGTGATCGTATTGCTATCAAGTTTGCGCATTTGGACTTCAGAAGCCGTGACAATGCTAGCGTGCTGTTGACTGGTGTGACTACGCAAACGCTGTATAGTGCTGATCATTTGTTTGATGTTGTTATCAAAGATAGCGCGGGTGTCGTTGTGTATTCTGGACAGTTTGATAGCAATGATGTGAGCGTTCCATTGAGTGCAATGAGTGGGGATTGTTCTGGCGGGAGCGTTGAAGTCAAAGCGGGGTTAGATGGCGTGTTGTCGCTCCCGTTATCCGCTTCTATTCAATAAGTGGGTATCTTTTAAAGGGGTATGGTTGTAGTTATCGTTATATCTCTTTATCAATTCATTTCACTTATTAGCGTCATCAGTTTAAAAAGTTTTATTTTAGCAGTGTTGTTGTGCGTAACTTTTTAAGTACGTTATCCAAAGTGTCCTAGTTGCTCTATTATTATATATATAAATAAAAGATCATCTGGACACCCCCATCACCTTTAAAAAATACCTTATTTATGATCGTGCTATAAATAATGGTTTCAATTTGTCTATACTCTCTTTACATAACAACCACGTTTTAAAATCAAGGAAGATTTTATATGGCTACATCACGTTTTCATGTAACACGGGAATTTACGAAGATCGCTTCAGATGGCGAAGAATTTTTGATACACAACCCGCTCACGCAAGTTGTTCACGTCACCAAAACAGCAGCAGGCGAAACACCAGCACCTGACGCCGCTTTTTACGCCATTGCTCACAATGAAGCGATATCACGCGCTATCGGTCCCGGCGATGTATATATAAAAGCAACAAGCCCAACAACCGTAATCTTTGATGTTTGGCCGGAGGCTTGATAACAATGTTTACACTTACACAGTTAGCAGCTGCCGTTCGGCGCGGTAGTGAATCAGGCGTATCAGGTGTACAAGG